GTCTACAACAGGTTCATCTACATCTTTTACACCTTCTTCAACTATTTTTTCTGTAATATCATCAAGTGGTTCAGTAAAATCTTCTCCCAATAAATCATCTTCCCCATCCTTCCATAAATCATTCCAGTCATAATCCAAAGGAGCATCTTCCGCTTCATCTTCAAGTAATTCCCAAAATGGCGCCATATTATTTTCTGGTAAAAATCTAGGATCACGTTCCAAAGGTTCTCTTTCTTTACTGAACATTCTTTTAACCATCCCCGCATATGGAATAAAATTCTCTGCCGCTTCCATTAAGGACCCAAGTCCGGAGGCATAAGGGAATTCCTTTTTATACCAATCTTTTCCTTGCTGTCCAAAATTAGGAAAAGGATTGTATTCTCGTACATCTCGAATTGCCGCTCTATTTTTTCCTGTAAACAGTGATCCAACATCACCAAAAAGCCCCTGTGACTTCGCTGGATCCGTGAACAAAGTTCTTCCTGTTCGCCGTGCCCCTGCCGGCAGTCCGCTTGTATCAATTAAACGTGCTCCGCCGCCACCTTTGATTTGGTTCATGAGCATTTGGTACATGTTACGCTGTTCATTCGGATCGGTCGTAACGGCAGGTTGTCTGACTAATGTGTCTTTTATTAAATCAATATTTCTTATTTTACTTTTTCCAGTATCATAACTCTGGGTATACCATTTCTCAGGACGTGACATAGCCCATTGTGGATCGAAGCGCGCACGGCTGCCTTGGCCGTACGAACGCCGATCCAACATCTCTTGTGTTAATGGTCTTTCAGCCATTATGCACCTGGTACAATTATAATTTTAAGCACCACAAGAACGATGACTACTACAATTCCGGCCTTGATCCAGTCCTTCATTTTCCAATCATTCCATTCTTTGAGATGTGCCCATAAATCTTTCAATAAATTCATGTCTACCTCCTATTTTTTCTTTTTTGTTTTCTTCATTCCGCCCTTCTTGTACTTAAGAACAGGCTTCTTCGCGCCACCTTTTTTCATCATTTGAACTTGTTGTCCAGTGTTTTTTGCATGGAGTTGCGCGGCGCGTACTCCCGCAGAAGTGTACGGAAAATTTCTATCTCCTACCTTTGGCATTTTTAATTCCTCCTTTTTGTTTCCTTCTTGGTCAATAACATCAGTGTATCGTAGGTTTTTCTTCTCGCTTGAACCTACCAAGAAAGTCCTCCACGACAGCAAAACTTTCGGATACGACCTTGAACATTCGTGACGCGTCGTGCGGACCGAGTGCCGAGGCGTACATGTTGCGCGTCACGGCCATCAAGGCCGAGCACACGAGCATGTATTCGTCAGGACTCTTGATCTCGTGTCTAACGAGCTCTTCAATCTTCTGCATGCTGTCACTTATTTTTATTAGTTCTTTGTCCATTTGATTTTGCTTTCGCGATCCTTTCCTGTGACTGTTCCTTCATCGCCTCACGCGACGTGGTAATATTCTCCTTCAGCATGCTCATTGCATCGGCATTCTCCTGCTTGTCAATGTCGACACCCGCCTTCATGACATCCAGGCTTGTCTGCGCCTCGAGCTTGTCACGCTCCAGATCCATTTTCTCTGCATCCATGATCGTGTCTTTCTGGAACTGCTGCTGATTTTCCTTCTGCTTCATCATTGTTTCCATTGCACGAAGGTCGATCTCTTGCTGTTTCAGTCTCACTAATGGATCCTGTGCCTCTCGTTTCATGCGTGCCTCTTCGTCCTGCGCCAGTTGTTCCGTCATCTTCGCTTCTGTTTGCGCCTGCTTTGCCGCCGCCTGATTCTCCAATTGATCCAATTGCTGTTGCAACTGCTGCGCCATCTGCGGGTTGGACTGCGCCTGCTGCATCTGTTGCTGTATTTGCTGCATCTGCTGTCCGAATTCCTGCTGTATTTGTTGTCCTGCCATCAGTGCAATATGCTCCGAGACATGCGACTGCAGCATTGCGTAGAGTTGCGGGTTAATTTGCACCATTCTAGTGAACATGAATTCCGCGTGCGCCTGCATGTGCGCCATGTGGTCCTGCATGGGAAACGCCTTTGGCTGTTGCCCACGCATCGCACTAGCATTCTCACTTGCGGGGCCCACCGGCTTTGGAAGTTCCGGATCCGGTTTTAGAATTGAATCAACATTATCCACGCCCATAGCACTGTACATTCTTCTGTACGCCTCACGCAAATTATGTAATTGAGGTGCGGCTGTTGCTAATTGCAGTTGCTGCTGCGCCAGCGTGATTCTCTGTGCCATGGAGAATATGTTCGGATCTGAAATCGGAAGTATGTCCACACGGTCATCAAAGTCAGTTTGCTTAATCATGCGATTTCCGCCGACAACCTGATAAGGATATTCCGGTGGAAGATACAATTGAAAAACACGCGCCAGTAAATTAAACTCTTCCCTTTGCGCGTAGTGCAATCGCTTATGGATTGCGCTCATGACTTTAGTTCCACGCTCTAAAAGAGCGAGCGTTGTTCCTACTGGATTCTGCTCGTTTCCTTCGCCCATTTTCATGTCCGCGATCGCCGCGAATGATTTTCCCGCGTCAACCGCGAATCCTAGTAAGGCGAATAAAACTTGTGACGGTTCCTTGTAAGGAAGTGGCAACAGTGATTCCTTGATGGAAACACCTGTTACATCCACGTCACGAAATTCCCCCGGCTGCAATGGCTCGTCATGGTCGCGTATGCGCATTCCACGCGCCTTGAAACCTGCTGGTAGGTTAGCGAGTGTGCCAGCATCAATTAACTGCCGCAAAACACTTGTTGCTGTTCGCGATAACCCACCAAGCATGTGTATTAGACCAAAGCCGTAAAACCCCAGTCCTGGGAGGAATTTAAAGTGTACAAAATAAGAAATCTTTGCCTGTTTCTGGTCCTGCTGGTTCCAGTTTCTTCTTATGGATAAAACAACCCGTGAAAACTTGTCCAGTGTAACTATGTACGGAAGTTTTATTCCATTTTCATTCTCAAATCCTGGAATATCAGCATTGACATGCATTTCCAGAATTTCATGTTCGTCATCATCGGAGGCGTATTCCTTTTCAACGCCGTGCAATGTGTCCACCTTGTCCTTGACATCGGAAGTCTCTGTCGTCCCTGTCGGGACGTCAACGTCACTGTAAAATCCATTGACCTGCATTTTTCGCAGCTCATTATTGTTCATTTTTATGATGTGCGTAATGCGGTCCGCTGTCTCCAGGTCCGTCGCCATGTAATTGATTACCAAATCCTCGCCGGTTATGAACTTGGAAACGGCACGCTGCAGGATGGGGTCGTAATAAACTTTCTTGAAGGCCGATCCGGTCAAAGGAAGATAGAAGAGAAGCTGATCCATCTCAGGGTCATACTCCTTCATGACATGCGTGATCTGGTAATTCATGTATTCCGTAACACGATCCGCCTGAGCCTCTATGTCAGGGGTGGAAAGTCCTACAACTTGGGTACGAACGGGGCCGCTTGGGGGGAGAAGTTCCTTATAAGCTTGTGCTTGAAACTGCGTTACAGATTCAGCCAATAAAGGATGAACGACCCCTGACGCACCTTCGAAGGGCTGTGTTCGATCTTCATACTTGAAGCCTAACATATCAAGGCCCTTGACATAGGTGTCTTCCCAGTCTTTCCTAGAGTCCTTGTCGCCTTCGAATGCTGCAAGCAAATCGCTTGACAATTTGCTTAACTGTCCCTCTTCAATGTAATCCGCCAGATTTCCATCGAAAGGTATTTGTGATTTATCAATAGGTTTGTTTGGATCAAAATTAACATCGGCTCCTCCGTCCGGAAGATCCGTCAATTCCACGTCCGATTCAAAATTCACTTCCTGTTCAGGAATCTGAACCTCCTGGCCCACGGGCTCGATGTCCAGTGCGCCTTGCAATGCCTCCATTGCCTTGTCTATGTTATTCTTTGGATTCTTTGCCATTTATCTCCCCTTATAATGGTCCTACGACGTCTTCCATGATGCCGTACGGTGAAATTTTTTTTACCAACCCACCTTTCTTGTAAAGCGACATTCCTTTGCTGATGGTTTCCTGTGCCTTAGGATCCTTAACTAACAAGAACGGTATTCTCCATGGTCTTCCCTCACCGTCCTTTATAACAGATTCCATCAGTTTTGCATCACTTTTCTTCGCCACGCCTTTCAGGGCGTTCTGAAGGATGCTTCCGTACGCCTCAAGGTTTCCCTGGAAACTTCGGTCGCCTGGATACAATCCCTTGTTCTTGATGGCGGACGTCGAAAATCCGACTCCGTCATAGTTGCCGTCCTTCGCCATGCGCACTAGGTACTTGGAAACGAATTCCATGTAGTCCTGTGACTTCTGGAATGGCCCCTGCGGAACGCTTCCGCCGCCTTTTCCAATGGTAGACTCCACGATAGCCCTCACCTTTTCACGCTCTTCGTACAGTTTTTTCAACGCCGGTGATTTTGGATTGACGGAAAGAATTTCCTCGATGCGCGAGTTTATGGACATAAGATGCTTCATGTTATCGTCAACGACGACCTTGTCCGCACGATTCGCGTATCCTGATATTAATTTTTTGCCTTTCTTTTCCGCCTCGCGCAGTGCGCGCTGTATTGGCTGGTGCATGTCTGACTGTATCTCCTCCATGAAGAGCATTCGTCGCCCAAACTCATCCGTCCTGTCAGACGTCCTCAGGTGCACGAAGCCGTTCTTCAGCTTATCATCAGGAAGACCGAAGTCATGGTTGTATTTGTACGTAGGCTCCGTTACTCGCAACTTTCCTGGGTTGTAGCGGAACAGAAATTCCTGCGTATTGTCGCCGCCGGAAAGGACTTGCGCCCCGCCGTAGTTCGGCTTGCCTGCATATGTCTTGGGAATGTATGACACCCCACGCCTGTTGAACGCGCTTGCAAGGTTTATGAGTGGATACTTCAAGGCCCACGGAACTCCGCTTCCCTGCACGATCCCCTCCGAGAGGGCGTTCTTGATGCCGAAATTAACGGCCATGTAGTCGTCAATGTTCCCCGCAATCGTCTCCGCCGCTTTCACGTTCAGCTTGTCTCCTTCTTTTAACGTATGCATGGATCCCTGCAGATATTTCACCAACCCCCCGACCTTCGGGTCGAAGGCGTCAGCGTCCATCTTCTTGACGTGCTTGAATACGTTGCTCACCGTCTGCTCCGCCGTTCCCTTTCCAAGAGGGAGAACCTCCAGGGTCGGCGCTATTTCATCAAACTCCTTCAGCAGCTCCTTTTTCGTGATTCCCTTTCTTCCCATGCTCATCAAAAAAGGCTCGAGTGAGGAGTCGTCCAGCTCCGCCGGACGGACGCCTCGCGCCCTCAGATATCCAAGCCACTGCTCGCCCATCATCTTCTCCTGCGGCGCGTTGTAGATCTCGTCGCGCGATTTCCAGAACATCGCCGGTGTTTTTTCCTTGACTATCTTTGCCCGTTTTCCTATTTTTGAAAGTTCCACTTCCGGTGCCGCTTCCCAGACACCTTCCGCTGTCTTAGGTGGTCGCCCACCAAAAATTTTAAATGTTGAGGCGTCTTGTGTTCTTAATTTGGCAAGGTCTTTTAAAGCCAGTTGTGCGCCCTCAAGTGTTTGAAACTCTCTGTCTAATATCCTAACACCAGATTCATCCGTTACTGTATAAGGTCCTTTCGGTGGCTGGTATATTTTTCCCTTGGAAAGGTCCAATACCTTTTCTGAAACCTTCTTAGGCTTCGCCAGCTTCTCCATGTATTTCTTCCCCTTTCCTACTATGGACGGGATATACTTCAAAGCGCCCTTGACGATTCCGCCTGCCTGGTATTCGTGCGGGTCCAACGGTGGAACCACGTCATTCATTAAATCGTATTTCATTTCACTTCCTTTAAAATAATTTTTCCCTTGTCATCCTTGACGTACTTGAACTTGGGTTTCTTATGCATCTTGTTCAATACGTCATCCCACCAGTCGTACACCTTGTATTTCTGGATGGGTTTAACATCTTCAGGGTCCACGTAATGCTGCAGCTGGTAGCGTCCCAACCCAGTTCTTGGCCCCGTGACAATAAAGGAATTCTTGTCAGGATTCAAGAAGGGATATTCCAACGCCTCATTCATAGGCTTGTTCAATTTCTTCTTCATCTGGTATTCCCAAAGCTCGTCCGCGTTCTTAGACTGCAACTCCACTCTTTCACCCGGTGAAAGGGACGCGAAGTGCGATTTCTTCATCTCAGGACCCTTGATCCTGGACTTCTGCCAGGGCCACTTGTAGCCAGGACCCCAGCGGTTCTTGTCCCACACGCGGTAGCGTGGCGATCTTCTAGGATCAACGCCCTTCCACAGCGAGCCCATGAGCATTTTCAATTCCTTCTCAGAGAGCTTCGCCGCGAGTTTCTTGAGCAATTTTTTTCCAAGGAGGGACGCGAGTCCGCCGGCCTGGAAATGATCAACGACTCCGCCGCCTTTGTATCCTAAAGTCCCTATGTTCAAATCCCCTGCCAAAATTTTCTCTAAGTTTTCTTGAACAGCTCCGAAAGGCTTTTTCTTATTTCTTATCGCCCTTCGCAAAAATTCCATTTGCAGTTCCGGATCATTCCTTCCCAGAAACATTTTTTTTCCTCCTAAAGAAGGAAGAATGGACTGGATTCCAGTCATATCAAATAATCTTCTAATTTCCCCTATTCCTTGGGGACTTAAATTTCCTTCTCTCATCGCCTTAAGAAGACCAAACTCAATAGGATCCTTAGCCATGTTATAAGGACCCAGTTCCAATTTCATTTTAGAAGTGTAACGCGGATCTGAATAAAGTTTCTTCGCCATCGCCGCCTGCATCGCATTCTGTGTTTCCATGTAATGCTTTAGATTAGCGCCCATCCCGGCCTGATGGCCGAACGAGGCCGCCGTTTCATAATAATGACTAGGATTTTTAGTTTTAATCATTTCAATGTACTCTGAAATCAAATTTCTAAGCTCTTTCCCCTCTTCAGTATTCGGGCTTCTCCAATGCTCAATCTCTTTAGTGGTCTTGCGCAATTGCGGGAGGTAGGGATCAACCTTGTTTATCTGGTTTAAAAGTCTGCTTCTTTTCAAGAGCTTAGGAAGAAGCACTGACTCGGCAATAAGCCTGTCGGCCTTACTGAATCCGTAAGTCTCCCTTCCTTTTGCGCTTCGAATCATGGAGACAAGGGCCTTTATGATTGCCGTGTCTTTTCGGAGGTCTCCTCCTAAAGTGCTCGCAATTTTTCCTTCAATATGTAATTCTTTCGGTAAGAGTAAAAGTTCTTCTTTGGTCAGGGGTTTTGCTTTATTGACGAATTTTACAACATTTGTTGTTTTGGGGTCTCTCGCTAAAGCTATCTCACTTAGTTTTTTGTTAATGACAGCTTTTTCTTCCGCGGTTTTTAATAAATGACGTCCTTTTCTCGCTGTCTCTGTCGCCTGTCCTTTTGGTACCTTTTCCCCTCCAATAGATTTCCAAACCCTATCAAAAAGAGTGGAATATTTATACTGCCCAGTATCTTTTCGGAATTTAAAAACGGATTGTGGATTATCGGAGAATTTTTTAAGAGTTAATAATTTCTCGGCCACCTGCCGCTTGCCCCATCCTTTTGCAAGATATGTGGCAGCAGATTTTGCTAATGAATCAAATACGGC